CGTGATCGACTTCAGTCAGCCCGGGCACGTCAACAAGACCCAGAGCTACATCGGCGACGATCTCAATTACCGCCGCGTGGCGGCGAGCTTCACCGACACCAGTAACCGCCCGATCGGCTTGTACTACAACGGCATGCGCACGGGCGATTACTTCCTCGCGCGGGCCAACGCGACGGGCACTCAGCCGCTGGCGACGATCAGCGACGCCGGCACCCTCGCGAGCAAGAACAGCGTCAACCTCGATGCGGATGTAGCGGACGGGACCAATTACCGCCGCGTGGGATCGGGCTACACCGACACCAGCGGGCGCGTGACCAAAGTTTGGAATGGCACGACCGTCAAAACGATGTCAGATGGTGTTTTCGCGGCCGACTCCATCACGCGACTCGGCGGCCGCACGCTCGAAAACATCGCCGATGGTGGCGGATACAGCCGTGTCAAGTCGGCCCAGGTGGCGCAGGGTGTGGTGTCGATACTGGGCACGGGTCGAAATGCGATCGCCAACCCGACGTTCACCCAGAATTTCGCCGGGGTAGCCAACGGCGTGGCCATTACATCAGGCACCATCATCGATGGGTGGACTTACGTGGCGGGAAGCGCTGGCGCCGGGTCTCCGTTGTCGGTTTGCATTCCGTTCAACGGATCGATGCGAGTGCGCACCTACGCCGGCTTCCCGATCCCCGCAGGCACGACCGGCAATGCTGCTTACTGCCGGAGTGACATGTTCGCTGTGCTCTCGGGCAAGCCCTATGCATTGGCCATCGGGCGCAGCGCCGGCGTGAGCGGTTCGCTCAACGCAGGACTGACGTTCTATCACCGGGTCTACTTGAGCTTTAGAGACTCTGCTGGCGCGGGGGTGGCGAATCACATCTTCGATGCTGATGTGTTTTCTGCCTCACCCGTCACGGTGACAGGCACGGTGCCCACGGGCGCGGTGGCGTGCTATTGCTTCCTGACGTCTTATTGCACGAACCCGGGCGGCGCTACGACGCTGGCGGCAGACTACTACGACGTAGTCCTCGGCAGCATCGAATATGTGCAAGCGGCGTCGCTCGATACCGACGTTGCTGACGGCAGCGTCTACGGTCGAGCAGCGCAAGCTGACCTGTATGTCAGCGGCGGCGTGAATCGCGTGGGGCTGCGCGTGCCAGGTAGCGGGCACCGTTTGGGCGACCAGCGCAACACGCCCAGCAGCTTGTCTCGCGCCTACGGTGCCGTGCGCAGCGTCACGGCGTTGACCGTCTACTCGGCCGGCGCCGTCGACGTGCAGGCGCACACGCTGACGATGGGGCCGGCGGCGATCAACTACAACGCGGTCAGCAACGCCGTAACTGGCCTGACCGTGGGCCAGACCTACCAGATCTACACGCGCGACAACTACGCCGGCGGCTCGCCGACGTGGCTGGCGACGCAGAGCGCGGCCACGGCCAACAGCTTCGACGACGCCTACATCGGCGGCAGCATCACGGTGCCCTCATCCGGCAGCGGCGGTGGCGGGTTGCCGGGCGGCGGCGGCTGCGTGCACGTGGATTCATGGCTGCAACCCGGCCTGCGCGCCAAGCACGTGCGCTGGTGGCAGCGGCTGGACTGCGCACACCGGGGCCATCGCTATCGTCGCTGGCAGTCGTGGCCGGCACGGGTGCGGTTTGAGCCGTGCGTGCGCCTCGTCGCCGAGGGGGGTGCAGCGCTGGTGTGCTCCATCCACACGCCGTTCGACCTGCGCGACGGCGCCACGATGTTCGCCGCCGACATGTACGGTCACGAGGTGCTCACCGATCACGGCTGGCGGCGCGTGGTCGACGTGATCGGCGTCGGCATCCAGCCGGTGATGCGCATCCACGTCGGCGGCCGCAGCTATGCGGCGGGCGAAGACCCGGCCAACCGCTTCTACTCGCACAATCCGGTCAAGTGAGGACTCCATGAGCGCAACCCCTGTCACCAGCATCCCCAACCGGCCGAGCGGCAAGCCCGTTTTCGACTTCGCCATCGCCGCCGGCTACTGCCGCGTGCCATTGACGACGGTGAGCAACGACGGCCAGACGCTGGTCGTCTCCGGCTGGGCGCTGCTGATCGACGCGCAGGGCGTGCCCGTGCTCGACACGCACACCGCCGTGCCGGTCAGCGGCACTGATGGCACGAACAGCATTGCGCTCTCCGGCGTGATGATCGGCACGCACTGCCTCTACGACGCCTGGTGCCGATACATGCCGCAGGGCGGCGAAACCATCAGTGCCGCGAACCTGCCGGCAGGCTGGACCAGCGGCAGCGGCGCGCCCACCGGCACGCCAGCCTACGGCACGGGCTACTACGACACCGCCGCCGATCAGGCGTGGATCTACACGCAGGGCGAGCTGGCCCGCATCGCCGCCGGCTACGCCAATGCGCTGCAGGCGCAGATCGACACGGCGGCCAAGCTCGCCACCCTCGGGCTGTAAGGAGACCACGATGGCCGTCATCGACTACCCGACCTTCCTCGCCAACGTGAACCCCGACGACCTGGCGATGCTGACCAGCTTCATCGTCGGCGTCGACGTGCAGGCGCAGGCGGACGCCACGCTGGCCGACCAGCTCTTCGCGCAGGCCGTGCGGCTCAACCAGGCGGGACTGCTGGACAGCCTGCGCCGGATCTACACGCACGACACGGCGGGCAATCTGATGCAGGCGTTCGCCGGCACGGTGGCACCGGTGGCTGCCGGCTACGTGGCGCAGCTGGCGCGCGAGCGCATCGTGCTGTCGCGGGAGCCGCTGCCGTGATCGCGGCGGTGATCGCGCTGGCCATCGCCCTGGTGCTGGCTGCGGCCGCCGGGCGCCGTGAGGTGCGCTCGCTCAAGTCGCGCATCGCCGAGATGGAGGCGCGGACCGACGCGGCGCAGCGCTGGCAGGATGAAGTGCGCGCGGCGATTGCGGCAAGCAAGGGCCACTGAGCAGCGCCATCGCGCTGGCACATCCCCGCATGGATTCGGCGCGCACGGGCCGCCACGCTGGCCGCCATGAGCGCCGCCAACTTCACTGCCAGCCTGGCCCTCACCCTGCTCTACGAGGGTGGTTGGAGCAACCACCCGCGCGACCCCGGTGGCGCCACCATGTGCGGCATTACCCAGCGCGTGTACGACGAGGACCGCGAAGCACGGCGCCTGCCGCGGCAGAGCGTGCGGCTGAGCACCGAAGCCGAGCGCGCGGCGATTTACCGCCACCGCTACTGGGACACCACGCGCGGCGACGAGCTGCCAGCCGGCGTGGACTACGCCGTGTTCGACTTTGCCGTGAATAGCGGCGTGGGCCGCGCCGTGCGCACGCTGCAGCGCATCGTGGGTGTGGATGAGGATGGCATGGCGGGGCGCTACACGCTGGCCGCGGTGGCGCGCTACGACGCGCAGTACCAGACCACCGCGCTCACCGACGCGCTGTGCCACGCCCGCCTGCAGTTCCTGCGCGGCCTGGCCACGTTCGACACCTTCGGCAAGGGCTGGACCCGGCGCGTAATGGGCACGCAGGACGGCGCGCAGGATGACGACACCGGCGTGATCGACCGCGCCTACGTGATGGCCATGGGCGGCCACGCCTCGGCGCCGCGCGCGCCGGTCGTCACGCCCAAGACCTACCTGGCGGCCGTCGCATGATCGAGCCGGGCGGCCCGTTCAGTGGCTGGTTGCTCGCCGCCGGTGGCTGGCTGCAGGCGGCGGCGTATTCGTTTTTTGCGGCGGTGGCCGGCGTGCTGGGCTACATCATGCGCACGATGGACAGCGGGGCGCGCCTGAGCGGCTGGCGGGCGCTGGTGGAGGGCTCGTCGGCCGGCTTTGTCGGCCTGCTCGCGATGTGGCTGTGCCAGTCCGCGGGCCTGAGCCAGCAATGGACCGCGGTGACCGTGGGCGTATGCGGCTGGCTGGGCGCATCGGCCAGCATCCAGGTACTGCAACGGCTCGTGTGGAACAAGCTCGGCTTGAACCGGAGTCACGACGATGAACCTACTCAGTAAGGCCCTGGCCTTTGTCGGCGCGCGAGCGCGCCTGTGGATCGAGTACGCGCTGATCGCCTTGGTGGTGGCGCTGGCCGGCTACGCGGTCAGCAGCACCCTGCAGCGGCACCGCCTGGCGCGCACGGTCACCGACCTCAGCGGACAGCTGGGAGGCATGGCCGCCACGCTCAACCAGCAGGTGCAGGCCAACCGGGACCAGGATGCGGCGATCGCCGGGCTCAAAGCCCTGCGCGAGACCGACAGCAAGGCGCTGGACGGGCTGCAGCAACGCCTGGGCCATGCCACCGCGCAGGATGCCGCCATTCGCACCAAGCTTGCCGAGCTGGAGAGGACCAATGCTGCAGCCAAATCGCTACTGGATCTTGCCGTGCCTGATGATGTTGGCTGCGTGCTCGACGGTCGCCCCTGCGCCGACCGTAACCACCCGCACAAAAATTGAGCTGCTCACCCCGCCGGCGCCGCTGATGCAGTTGTGCACGGCGGCCACCGTGCGCCGCACCGCGCAGGTGCGCGACATCGTGGAGAACGGCAGCGCCTGGCGCGCGGCATACGAAAGCTGCGCCGTGCGCATGGAGTGCCTGGTGTGGTGGTGGCAGACGGCGGCGAAGGTGCCGGTGACGGCGGAGTGTGCCAAGGCGGAGCGTTGACCCGCTCGCGCGGCGACGCTATTTGCAGACGATATCGCCGCTTTTTACGGCTGCTTGGATCGCGTCCAGATCCTTGGCGTTCCATGCCGGCGCACGAATCGTGACCACATTGACATGGCTGCCGGTGGTGGTGGCCGCGATGTTTACGCGCGCCACGATGATGCCGCTGCCGTTCATCGTCTGCAGCTCCGCACTGTTCGAATCGGCGTAGATATTCCCGGTGGTGACGTTGGGACTCAAACCGACGAAACCGCGCACGCACTGTCGGAAGTAGCTGTCGGCACGGTGATATGCCTGCTCGTATTTCACACCCGGCACATCGAACGCGCGCTGCAGGCCATTGCTGCCATCGGGGCGGACCGAACATGCGGCCATTGCGATAGTGCTGATCGAAACCAACAGCATCACCAACGGAACTCTCATCCCTGTCTCCTGATTTTTCAGTAT